TTCACGGGCGCATAAGATAAAGAAGATAACAGCTTATCAGCAAACTCGTCAGTAATATAGGTTCCATTGCGGTTTTCGTACTTATAGAAAATACGACAACGTGCTTTACTTAGAACTTCATTATATCTTTCTAAATTACCGTAAACAGTTACGGGAAACTCACATAACGCTTTGTTCATTGGAGCCTCCTTACTGATTATTTAATGATTCTTCATTCTGTAAGGTTTTGGGTGATTTGTCTTCTGTAGCCAACTTTGGTCTACCAACTTCACCCGTATCTTGAGTATAAGATGAGGCCAGAGGGATAAGCAAATCTGAAAGTTTTAGTACATCATTTTCAAGTTTCTTGATATTCATTAAATCCTTTTGAGTTAAACCAATTGCAATTGCGGGCAAGAGGAAACTATATCCACTTTGCGCCAACTTTAATGAATCTTTAATATAATCAGATACATTATACCAGCTTACCGGCAATATTTCATATTTAAATGTAATATTTGCATTTGCAAAAAGGAAATTAATGATAAAGGTCAAGAATCGCGAATATTTGTTCGCTAGTACCATCATCAGCGCCATATCATTTGTGATGGACGTAGATAATGCTTGTGTACCAGTGGGTGCAAATATCTACTGACTCGCGTTAGCCTTTGAGTAAACATTCTGTAAACTCTTTTCCAACGCATTTGTACTTGCCTCTGACGAAGTCTTGGAAACTACGGCGTCAACATCTGCATAGGTTGTAAGAACACTAATATTCTTGTTACCACGCATCATATCAACTGCACCGGTATGCATTTCTAAAGCTTCATCTGGTTCAAATACAAGAGTACCATCTGCCAAATGCGGAATCTTCTACACAATTATCTTGCGTATCTCTTCTAAATCGCGTTCACGATTTATTTCAACAGCCGCATCATAATCAATCACCGCCGGCACCACATCTAAGAAGAGCGGGCGGCCATCATCTGAGAATGGGAAGCAGAAACCAATATCAGTAGGTATTTTCACCCACGCAGTTTTTACTTGCCCTTTCTTATAACGATTATAATGATCACTAATTACTTTCGGATAGACTTTTAAAGCCTATTTTCTTACACTCTCATCCACTATTGAAGTGAAGTAACTAACATCAAATTCAATAATGTCATTTCCGTGTAAATCTTTAAAATTAGAACGACAATATTCAGCAGGTAAGTCTAATAGAACAAAATCAGTCTTACTTAACTCACGAATAACACCATAATAGCATCCATCTACCAAAGCACGTAAAGAAATGTTTGTTAACAACTCAGGCAAGAAGAATTTTTCAATATAGTCAAGTGCGGCATTATATCTTTTTAACACATAGGGGGTGGAGAGTTCATTACCAGCAATTGGATTAGGTATGAGTAAACCTACATATTTAAGTAATGTCGCATAATAAATTAAAATTCGTTTATACAGACTATCTTTGTAATAAAAAGCTCTTGACAGTTTTTGTTGTTTGCGAAGATCGTTAGAATTAACAATTCGTTCCGCCTCTTCTTTTGTGTACTGTTTAAATGGTCTGCCAGAATAGTAGTATCCTTCTAAACTATTCCAAGCCTTATCACTTTTAGCAACCATTCCTTCAATGGCCTTTTTAAAAGTGCTTAAGTCACGGATATCTACTTGCTCTGCCATTAATTTTGTCCTCCAGTAAAGAAAATCAACTAACGTTTCGTTCCAGGTTGGCGTCGACTGACTCGCTTATAATTCTCTTCTTCCAACTCTTTAATCCGCCATAAACCATAAGCAAAAGCAGAATATTTATCTTTTGGAAAACGAGCATTTATTTGCTCAAGTACAATATCTAAACCACTCTTTCTTAAACGTAAATTAGACATTTCTTCAAATAACTTTGTGGTTAATTCATGCGGCATTAAACGTTTAATACGTTCTTCTGTCGTCATTTTCTAACCAACCTTCGTTGCAAGCAGGGCTGCCCTCGCTTCCTGCTCACTAATTAAAAATCGGACCATGCCACCGTTAATACGTGAATAAGCATTACTGTGTATCTTGGAATTCAAGGGACCGTTGGCCTTGAGAGAGTAGAGGATTTGAGTAGCATCTTTAGGTTGAACCTTTTTATAATCGTCATTGTTAAAGAAACCGTATGCTGGTAATTCAGCGCCGTTTTCATCTAACTATGTACGGATCATTTCATCAGCAAGACCTACACCAAGTCCATTGCAATCTATTACCACTTCGCGCGGTGCATAGATTTCAATTAACTTTTTAAGGTCAATTGCTTGCTACGTAAAAGTCTTACTCTCTGCCTAACGACCAAGGACAAATAAATTCACAAGAGTTGAAAAGTATTTATTATCACGAACGTTGACACGCCAGATACACGCGACCGTTTGGTCATGTAATCGACCGACGTCTACTGAAATTAAGTAAAAAATATTATTATCGGCTACAAATTTTTGACGCCATTCCGGATTTTTAATTTTGCGATACTTCGTAAGTTTCTCAAAATCAAACCAGGATTCATCACTACCACCAAGCCACATACCAAGATACTCGGCCGCAAATGTGGTTTCATTGTATGCGGGTGAAAGTTTAAGTCCTTTAACAAAGGATGGCGTAATCAGATTGTGTTGCATTGGAACTCTGTAATCCAGACCAATACAAAAGGCAGATTTTGGGTCAATGATTGCTTTCTCAAAAGTATCTATAAGCGCTTCGTAGGCGTATGATGCTTTTGTACCAGCAGATGTTGCGTATATAACTTGTGTATTTACACGCTCATACGGATTGACCGCACCATTATACATACGTCTTGAAACGTTCATTTGCGGAAGTATGATCTCCGCAATCGCATCCCCATCCTGATCGCGCGCTTCGTCTATAAGAGTTGCATGAGTACGAAGTCCGCGGTCTGAATCTAGCGCGCCGACTACCGTCAGCTTGCTGCCATTTTTAAAGTAAAGTTCAACATAATCCTTACCAAAGTTGGCATGTACTCCATCAGTATTACCTGGTTCTAGCTCCTATTTAAGCAGCGGCCAGATGCGCCAAATCTCTTGTATCTTTTGTTTGGTTATCTTCGCGGCCTGGCTTTTATTCGGCGCAACGATAGAAGATACATGATTTGGTAAGAAAACGCATTGACAATACTTAGCAAGGATGGAAAGAAATGTTTTTGATGTAGCGCGGGCCGCAGTAATATATATTGATGTATACCGCATGCACGCCCGCAAGAAAACTCGTTGAAATGGGAAAAGGGAGAAGGTTGAATTAGATGGAGTTATTAAATCCAGGAATACATCCGGGTATGCCGTAAAAATTTGTATGCAATCGGCAATTAAATCTTCATTCTTTTCTAAAAACGCCGGCGTTATAACTACACCTTTCTCTAACTCAATACCATCATGGTATATTTTATCTTGAGTGTTGAATTGAACCAAATTTGGGTCCAGTAACTATATAGCACTCATTCAATTTCACCTTCAGGATTAAAATCTTCATCCTCATCTATAACAAATGCTTCGTTTTGATATTCATCTTCATCGAAGTCTTGTTGTATACCATAGAAGTTTTCTTTCTCTATGTCATTCACCGCATGAAGAGCTTGTAGCCTTTGTGTTATCTCTTCACCGATGCCGCCTTCATTTATGTAAAGTCGCTAATTATATGACTCTATATTTTTGAGAGTCTCATCTATAACATCGCGCGTTACGTTATCATAAAATTTATTAATTCGACCATGTTTCTCCAGCCAATATGCCACCTCGGCAAATGAGTCGAAGTCGGTCGCATTTTTCGTATTCTTTGGTGTAAATTCAGCACTCTTGATAATTTTATCATAAGAGGACATGAATTTATCAACCTCCTTGTCGCCAGCACGTATCCGATTATCAATCTCCAGTGATAATTTGCACAACTTTTGCGCCTAGTCTATTTGCAGGGCACCGCTTATATTCTGTGTATTCATCAGGCCGCGGTAAAGATCTTCCAAATGATTTAACTCTTCATCCGCATAGTTCTCGCCCCATTTGCGCCGCAAATCATTATATCTCTGCTCGCGCACTTCGGGTATTTCCTCTTCCATAAGACCGACTTCTTTTAATTTTTTATACTACCTATAATAGTCGCCCCATCCAAGAGAAATATAATCATCTGTACAAAAGATCTTCGCATATGTCGGCCACGTCTCTTCCGGCATTGTAATCTCTTTAATCCTCTCCCATTCCTTTACAATAAATGGGATACCAGCCCACATACACAGTTTATCAATATACTCCCAATTGCCGCCTTCCGCGTCTATTCGTTCGGCAATGCAAGCGTTACACCACGGTAAGTAACCATCTGAATAAAATTCACTATGCGCCTTAGAAAACTAAGAAAGAGGTAATGAGCGACCACAGTGGTCACAGTATTTTGAAACAGAGGATGAAGTACCTTTAGGTATTTTCGGAATTACTGGCATTTATATCCTCCCGCGGCTTTCTCCCTCGTTTATCAACCAGTTGGAGCACTTGCCGCTTGGCTGCCCTGTTAGAATGTTCAAATTTATCCAACACGTCTGCAAGTACATCAGTAAAAGAGCGCGCATATGGATCCCCTTCTTTTGGTACCTCAATTAGCCTGACGCCCAAAAGACGCGCGAGGCCGGCAAATTCAATCGGCTCTAAAGTTGGAATACATTTTAGTAATTTATCCATTGGCTTCATTTTTCTTTGCCCTCCTTTGTTTGTCACACGCTTTGCAGCGGGGCGCGTACCCATCAGGTGCCTTGGATTGGCGCATAAAATAACGCGGAGACATCAGAATCATGTGGCCGCAATCACGGCACCGTTTAAAGTTTTCGGGAAAGAAAATATTTTCTAATATCTCGCGATGTGCCTTGGCCGCGCCTGTAATTTGGGGAATAATCTTTTGACGATAGATGGTGGATATGTAATTCTCATTGTAAGACTTGCCGTAGCGCGCATTGAGGTCGGCCGCGATATCAAAGTTGGGCACTTTATGCAGCTTCATCTCAAGCAAATCCTTCTGTAAAGGAGATAACTGAGCGCACTCCTCATAATAGATCAGTGTATTCACCACACCTGCGGCGGCCCCATAAATTTGCGCGGGATCTTCCGTCTGCGCATCCAAGAGGTCCGCGCGCTGTATATATAGGTTCAAAATGTGGGCCTCATTAGTGAAATCAATTGTCATCTTCTTCGGCTTCTCCCACAGACGCCGCGTCACACCCCACAACTCTTCCTCATTAAAATCTGACGGTTGCGGGAAAGGTAATGCAAATATCTTGGCCGCCAAGTTCGATCCATCATTTAACCCTACGGGGAAAACGCTCACATCTTCTCCAATTCTTATCTACTCCTCCATGTAGATCGGCTCTTGAGATTCTACATGTGGATAAACTTTATTATTGTGCATATCGTAATATGTATACTACTCTGAGCGCAACTCAACTAACAAATGTTTTAATTTTAAATATTTAAACTATGTTAACTCAAGCGCCCGCTCATTGAGTCGTATCTACTCCTCCTCACTAAACCGCTTGATTAAATTATCACGCGGCGGCAGTTTTCGTTTTCCTGTAAACAATTCATAATAATTTAAAGTCAGTTCAATTGTATCAATCTATTTAAATAATTCTTCATAAATTTGTATCAAATGCGCCGGTGCCGTTTCTAACACTCGCGCGCGATTAAAAACTGTGCGCGGGATCCGCGTCTGCGGATCAGACGGCCGCCGCAAATTGGCTTCTAAAAACCCCGGCTATTCCAATAAACCTTCGAGACTTTCGACTGGATCAGATGTCCATTTCTTTAATTCCACATACTTTTCTTGCTGGGGGTTTTTGCCATTCGCGCTTTTGCCCCACAAGATATAATTTGATATCGTTTCCAACTCTTCCGCGGAGGGTTCAAATGGAAGGGCCGCCATGTAATCTTGCACATAGGCGGCCCTATCTATAGCCGACTCGAGTTGGAAGTTGAGATTCAATCGATTTCTCGCCATGTATCAATACTTCCTACAACACACGATTTAGGGATGGATTGTCCCCATGGTTTAATTATAACACAATCCGATGGAAAAGTCAAATTTTTGGATTACCGAGTAACTCGACTTGTAGTTTTGTGGAAATTATAACTAGTTCTTAAAACTGTCTTTAATCCTTTTGTTGATTTAGCATTTTGTGATAAATAATCAACAATTGTAAAATTAGCTTTATTAACATAAGTAGAAGAAGATGTTTTAAATGCATTGCTATTTTCAACATTATGAATCTAATCAATTAAATCATTTAAAATCTATGCTGCACTAATCACAGCAGTGCCGCCAATA